ATCTTACGACTTTGGGTAGGACTTCTAAATCTTCCAACAACTCTTTAGGTAGACCAACAGACTCAGCCTGTTTTACGCTATCAAAAACATAAAACATGCTTCCGTTAGATAGGTCACGCATCGCATCTTTGATTCGCCCAGTCATTCTAGGTTTATCTAAAAAGAAACGCATCACTTGCTTAGAATTATTAGTGTAGTGCAAGCAATCAACCTTATCGCTTGTAGGCCAGACATTGTATCTCTTAGTCCACTGAAAAATCTTATTTTCACCCTTTTCAATGCTAGGCAGTCGGTACTTGTTAAACCAATCTGTTCCGAGAAGTCGTGAAGTTTGACCAAATCTCATCGAGTTAGACATCTTCCATTTATCAAACGGGGTTGGTAGACTATCTACTTTTTTGGATGCAATTTTTTTAATCTTGCCTTTGATTGCATCCTGCTTGGCTTTAATAGCTTTCCGATTCTTGTCACTAACGTCAAGTCGCTCACGGCTAGTGTCAAACTCCAATTCACCTAGATCAAATTTCATATATCCATCAGTTGTCCAAGAGTCTAAGGCATTGGGAATTTCATAGGCAATATTACCCATAACTGCAATCATTCCTCCGTAACTACTTGTCAACCCAAAGTCTTCACCTTCAAATACATAGCTTTCTTTTTGCTCTGCAATTTTGCTCATCACCTCTGTATCGTTAATCTGTGGAGTTGTGCCACTCCAAAACTTAAAGGTTTTGATAGCACCTTCTTTGAAATCTTCAATTCGATCCGCAACAGTAACCTTGACCTCAAGACCATTACGCTCTTGGGTAGGTGCTGACCCTAGAGGAATAACTACTGGGTTTCGACTGTCATCACGCATACATTGGTAGGTACTAACTGTCCCATTGTAATAACTTTTTACAACAAAACTATCAGCCATACTGTATGGAGCAAGAGAACCTACTCCGAAACATCCAATTACATCATTGCTTTGACGTTTTGTGCTAATACCAATCGCACCGTAGATGTTGGCAATGTCCTCGTCTGGCAGGCCAGTGCCGAAATCACGGATGCTAAACCAAGGCTCAAGTGACGTAGGAATATGCACCAAGAAAGGAATGTCAGTTGTTCCAGCCACAACGTGACTGTCATGGGCATTGCACGATAACTCACGCACAACAGCTAACTCTTTGTGTGAGTAAATTTTATCTGCAAAAAGATCGAGAATCATTGCGGTCGATCCGACTGCTACGTTTCTCTTTTCTAAAACTGCTGGAATTGAAACATCTTGTGGGGCATTTGCTAGTTTCATGGTTGTTCCTCAAAAGGGTTTGGTTGGTTGTACGCTTCGATTGTAACATCAGTATCGTCAGTGTCAAACGGAATCTTTAGAATATTTTTATTATTTATTGATTAACAGGATACGTCCGTCCACGATATTTCGTTGAGATAATTTCCTGATAGCTTTTTTAAGTTTATACCTTCACTATTAAGTTTTTTCTCATAACAATCTTCTACACTGAAAAGAAAGCATGGAACTTCTAGTGGACATTGATCGTTCTGTCTATATGAATCAAAGATTCTAACCTCTGACAACGAAGGTAAGTCTAGACCGCAAACATCTACAATACCTTCCCACAACTCAAGAAGATCGTAACCATCAAGGCCGTTGGCAAATTGACAGTCACCATTGTACTTCCCAGCTTCGCCCTCAACTGCGTGATAACTCAAAATTAACTCTTTTAGATCAGCAAGTTTAATTTTAGAATCTATGTCGTCAAGTTTGGACACGGCTTTTTTTGCTTTGTCGCTAGTATATTCGCCGCTCACAACAGAGTCGTGAAAATTTTGGATAACCTCAAGAATGGCTTTTTTGTTTTTGCCATTAATAAGTTTAATCATATCGTCAATTTCAAGACACATAGCGTGCCCAGAAGAATAATCAATTCCCATGTTCTAGTACCTCCGTAACAATTCTTTCTGCTTGACTGTAATACACGTTCATCAGTTTTATTTGATCGTATGCGGATGCAGGATAATCTTCCCATTCATAATTATGTTCACCGTGAGCATAGTACATATTCTGCCATGCTTTAATTTTAATCAGATTTTCTAGGGGTAAAGCCGAACGGATTTCTTTCGATTCAATCAAGTCCTCTTCAGATACATGTTCGCAGATTGTTGAAAAGTCTAAGTAGTCAGCATTGAAAATTTTCAAGCTACCGTTATCATCTAGAATCTCGTTGCCGTCTTCATCCTCTAGGTAAAAATCAATATTGCATAGTTTAATTTTGTTAGGCATTGTTTACTGTCCTTTTATTTTCTCTTCTTTTTTTCTCCCACCTTAAAGCATTGCACAGACACTCTATGACATAATCTTTGTCAAACCCCTCTATATTTTCAGCGTCAGCATAAGGGTGATCTGAAGAACCAAAGCTATTTATACACTTTGCAACTATCCATTCGTTGCTGATATCTTGTTCTTTATTTTTACTCATCTTCAATCTCCCAGTCCAAACCGCCATTCTCAATCAACTCAACTAAATATTCTTCTACATCTACATTATCAATGTCATCACGCTCGAATTCAATTACAATTTTTACTCGCTTACTCATCTTCATCTCCTTCGCCGTGTACTGTGTATTCGACATTGATTGAAAAACTCATGGCCGAAATTTCAATATCCAGATCGTGTAACTTTGCTTCAATAATCTCTACCAGAGTTTCAACGTCTTTTTGGGGAAAATCCCACAGGTCAATCTCTTTGATGGGCATACTGTTCATCTGCTTCAATCTCCTGTGGTTGGTTAGTAAAAAATCTGGCTTTTCCAACTTACGCATCGCCCCTCGTCAGACTCTCAGGCTCATGCTCGGTTATGGTTTAGGGTCACACCGATCTCATGACCTCGCCAGTCTTTTTCATTATACAATACTTATCGTCAACGTCAAGAAAAATGTTTAATTATTCTGATAAGTTTTGTTTAATCATTGTTTCTTGTACCATTTTACTGTATTGGTCTAATAACTCTTCAAGATAATCTTGTAATACAATTCCATCCTTTACTGCTGCACTAAGCTCTGGAAATAGAGGTGACATGCAAAGACCGGCATTTTTGGCGTATACATATTCCCTATCAACCTCGTTTCGTTCATTGCTCAAGCCCCTGTAGCCAAAATATACCACAAGTGCAAGCTGATAAAAACTTGTGCCATCTTTTTCTTTTCTGGCGGGCAAAACCCCCTCGATGGCATCAAGAACGACATCTTCATTGGTTTTATCGACAATTTGCTCAATTGCGTCACAAAAAACACTGTCCAGAATTTCAAAAGACTCTGAATCAACCGTCTGCAATACCCATTCGTAAGTTTTGTCCATTGTTTTGCTCTTTCTTAGATGTTAGGAGGTTTTTTTAGCTTTTTCTAAGTTCTTTCTCATAAGTGAAGCAATCCACTTGCGAGTCTTTGTTGGGTTTTCTTCACATGACTTCTGCATGGCATCCCATGCTTGTGCTTTTGCCACGAGTTCTTTTACGGATTCTACTGGGTTTTTATTTCTTTTGATCATTGCTCTTCTCTTTCCTTAATAAGTCTACCAAGCGTACCATCCAAAACATCAAAGTCAACACCTAAATCTTCAGCATCTTCTTCTTCAAAGTTAGCTTTGAGAAACACTAAAGCATACCGAATAACTTTTTCTTGTAACTTTTTGCTCTCGTTGAACTTTGTTTCTGTCCAAATCTCACTCATTCCAATCCTCGTTCCTGTAATCGGCATTTAGTTCGCTTGAGCGAGATGGCATTAGAAAAGCCCACATCCCCACCCAGCATAACATACAATAAAACAATGTCAACAAAATTATCTTCATTTTATTCCTTGTGAAAACTTTTTAGCGGCCTCCCATAAAAGTATGGCCTCATCAATTGTGTCCGCTGTACGCAGAGAGTACTTCAACATTATTACTGGGTTTGACCACTCAGGATCGTTCAGGTTCTCCAGATATTCAATTACAGTTTCGGAGTCGATATCTGTTAGTGAAGACAGCGAGGAGTCGAAAGCCGAGGCAAATGCTTTTTGTTCTTGTTTGTCCATGTGGTTAATCCTAATGTTGGTTAAATAAAAAAGGCACACCCTGAGTATACCTTTGATATCGCCCTTGTCAATCTTAATCTTTAATATCTCTCAAGATTTCTAGAAAAATAGATTTTGGTATATAACCAGTATAGCGAGTGGTAATCGCTCCCTCTGCTTGAAATATTGTGGTTGGGTACTTGGTTATCCTGAATTTCTTGAACATTGGTTTGTCGATACTTTCATCATACATTCTGAAATCTAGCCTGTCAAGTTCTTTTTTAACTTCAGGGTCTTTAAAAAGTTGTTTCATTTTGTTGCAGGGTGGACACCATGTTGCTCCGAAATAAAGCATTTGAGTTTTCTTTGATTCTTCTTGTTTGTTGTCTGTTTCTTTTTGGGTTTCTAAAACAACTCTTTGTATTTCAAGATTGTTTTTGTTTGGTTTGATTGATGTGACAAGTAGAACCAATACAAGTAATGGGATTAAAAATTTTAATAATTTCATTGGACTCTCCGTGGTTGGGGTAATTGAAGTCCTAAATTTATATCCTATAATGCTCTGTTTCTGAACTCTGTGCTTGACTCAATATCCTTGCTGGTACATACTCTGGTTGATCGTGTAAGCCAAAGCTCGTAACATTCAACGCACCTGTATACTGTGCCTCTATTAGAAAATACTGGATAATAATCGTTTGTTGGTTGATTGCAATCTATGCAGGATTTGCATGTTTTCTCTTTTTTGTTTTTTTTGTTCATAAAATATCTTTTTTCTCCCATTAAATTACCACACGTTTAGAATACTCACAATATAATAGCATTTAAACAACCCGTATAGCACACTTAAATCAGAGTATTTTAACTATAAATTATGGGGTATGATACTACCTTTAATAAGGATAGAAATTATAATAAAACATAACAAATAACAATGTAATATACACATACAATAACTACAATATATATAAAGACAATAAGGAAGATAAAATAGAGAAAGATGGATTTGGATTATTATGATTAAACCTCGTCCAGAAGCGATAAGTAATCATTAAAAAACCCCAAAATTGACTCAAATACATTAAATACTGATAAAATAAGCATAAAACTGAATAATATAGTGGCAGATGGTCACAAATTATGCTATTATAAGGTGTTCTAAGACAAATAAATTTCATATCTCAGTTCATAAATTGTTTAGCAGAGAGTAGTTTGTATCTCCCCCACTGTAAAAACATACAAAGTTTAACAAAATACAGCAAAACACGTAAAAAGATACATAAAACAAACATTTCACTCTTTCTTGCTAAAATAAATATTCAAAGTTTATACTTCCCTAGTGGTGAAACTATACAAAACCCTCAAAAACATGGAGAAAACTAACATGAGAACTTTTGAACGTGCTGTAGTTACGGACTTTTTTAAGCGTCAAAGTTGGAGGTGCAGGACTGCACTCGCGACTCTCAGGAATCGAATGGGGAACGATTGGGTCGATATGTTTCTGTTGCATCATTTCGAAGCTGTCTTTTTGAACGATCCAAAATTAGAATCTACAATAAAATCTTATCATGAAAAGTGTGCTTTGTCATCTCAACAAATAAATGAAGCCGGGCGATCTCATGGTGGGATTTTGAAAATTGAACAATTCAATGCTTTGATGGAAAGTTTTGAAAGACAAAAATTAGAGCAAGAGAAAAAGTTCAAGACTTGGGAAGCCAACTATAAAACTCAAAAATTTGGTTGGATTGACACTATGTTGATTAATTTAATTTTACAAGTAATGGGCAAATATTTATTACAGTGGGCAATTGATTTTTTTACAATAGATACAAATGAGTGACTTTAGCTGACTGTTACATAAGCCACAAATCAGAGAAGAAGAGCCAAGACAAATAGTTTTGTTGGTTGGGGTTTTGGTACATACAATAAGATACAATACAAAGATAGTTATTGTTTATATTTTTAAATTTTCCTGTAAGATTCTGTTTAGTTTCTTATGGGATTTTTTTATGTACTGATTTAGCTGACTGTCACATTATCCACCAATCAGAAAAGAACGGGGGCGACATGAGGCCAGTTTCGCTGACTGTCACACAAGCAGCAAATCGGGATTAATAGGGAAAGACAAACTGCTCGATCTCGCTGACTGTCACACAAGCAACGAATACGAAGTGATTGGGAGGGACTCGGTACAAGTTCCCGCCACATAGAAACTAATGGAGGCAATATGTACCATTTTAGCTGACTCTAAGAACCCACCCCATTCATAATACATTAGGAAAGACCATTGTCAACCCCCCTGCCCCGCTGGACAATAATAAAAAATGATGTAAAGTGTTGGTATATAAGGACTTACGTGAAGGGTAGGGCGGGCCCGGCCCCCGCGTCGTAACCCCTTGGTATCAAAGGACTTACGTCAATCTACCATAAAGTTCAAAATAATAAAAAAAACGGCCACAATGTGACCGTTCCCAGTTAACCCCAGTTTATAAAGTCCTTCACAGAATAAAACAGTGTCGAGAAAATAAAAACTAGGATAGTGACCTCTCCGCTTTCCATAAGCCATCCCCAATCAAAATAAGAAAATCCCCGCCCCACAGTGGGACGGGGTCTCGAAAGGATCAACAATGCTATGCGGACATAGCGAGTTGAGCGGCACGTTTCACATGGCGATCATTTGCAGCCCGTAGAATTCGGCTGAACTGATCTTTGAAACCGTTCTTTGCTTGTGCATCGTGTTGCACATAACCTTGAACCATGTTGAAGGCTTCCCATGCGGAAACTTCTTCGCGTCCAACCTTACGGTTCGAACGTCGAGATTCATCATCGAGACGATTTTGCATCGACTTCAACATCTTATCCCATACCGCCAAACCGCGAATTTTGGCATTGGGATTGATGGCGAGCAAAGTCAATTGCTCCTCAGATGGCATACGGTCAGCGAATACCTCCCGAACGTAATCCAGTCGGTTCACCGTCCGAGACTGCATATTCGCGGCAACCTCGGTTAGATTGTCCCAACCGTTTTTAAGCCCCTCGAATGAATGAATAAGTTCATCCATTTTCGAACGCAAATTAGAGGAATGACGAATAGAAACGCTAGTCGATTCGACCGTTTCGAGCATCGACATATTCAGGCATAGGTCACGCCAGTAGCCCATAGTGGCCTTGAAACCCTTGCCATCGAACCCACCACGCAACATGATACGCGGCCAAATAGCGTCCTCAGTGCCATAAACCGATTTACGCATTTCAAGCGTAGGATTAATCTCGACATAATGACCGTTACGCCAATGCGTTTTAAGGTCAAGTTCGCCACCGAAGGCAGTAGATGCGGCCTCGACCAACGCACAAACGTCATCAGTCGTATGCGGAACATACTGCTTAGAAATGGATTTTACGCCAGTCAGATACCCAGTATCAGAACGAAACAAACCGTATTGATCGGTGGACATATTATCTGGGCCGAATAACGGGAACTTATCAACTGTAAAGTCGAAAGCAGAACGAACGGAAGAAGAAACATCAGAAACAGAAACAGAACTCATAATGCGATCCTTTCAAGATCAAACAAAAAACTTAACTCACTCATTATACATAATTATCGACCAATTGCAAACCTATCATTAGAAAAAAGCCATAGAAAATAAAAATAATTATTTGTGACTTTTTTTTGACGTAAGTCGTTGGGGCGTAAGGACTTACGAAAATTCGGGGCCGGGGCCGCAGCCCTAAACCCTTGCGGGCAAAGGACTTATGGCATATCGCAGTAAACTTCATAAGGTGTAACCCCAAGGGTCATTTGGCTATGGTCATCATCCCACCAACCAACGAACCCGTCGAAAGAATTATCAGACTCATCGAGCCATATTGTCTCAGTCTCAAATACCGCGATACGCTTGTTTGCCTGCATAACTATCTCGCAGGTGCCATCCTCACGAATAACACTCTCAACAAATTGATTAAACTTATCAATGTTTTCTACGCCTTTCATATATTCTCCAATGCACCTTTTAATGATGACCACTACCAGCAATCTGCTCAAGTTCTTCCAATACGTCTTGGCCTATCCTATAATGATAGTTTAAGTTTTCCAACTGCAAACTATAATCGTTCTCACTTTCATCCATTGCACACATCAACAGCCAAAGGTCGCCAACTGCTGGTTTAAGACTAACCAAGCAAGTTTTTACCATGTTTTGTATAACGTGTTTTTGTTCGTCTCCATACTGTTCTAAGTCTTTTTTCGCAGCATCGGCCAACGCACAAGCTCCGGTTATCGCCCTTGTTGTATTTCTCATGATCACACCCATGCCACTACATTGCCAAACAATTCACAGCTATCCAAGTCAACCAGCGGAGAAACTTTAACTTCTGAATCATCTTCTAGAGACACAAACGTATCATTCTCGTAGGGATTGTAAGTAACTTCATGACATTCGTAACCGTGTTCTTTTTCTAAAAAGGTTTCCCATTTATTCATTTCATCCCAACTTTTAGGAAGAAACCCACGTACAAACGCGTGAACATTTTTAACACCTTCCTTGCGAACACGATCACGACCCTTTTCACCAACCTTTAAGTTACAATTCTTCAAGCAGATGTAATCTATGTGAGCGACGACCTTACCAGCCTGCCGAACACTCCAGCAACCTTTATGTAAATTCTTGTAAACGTCCACGCTTTTGATTGGATTGCATAGCTTGGATAACTGATCGAGCCAACCTTTGCCAAGTGTGATTCTTGGGATACTACTCATTTTTACCTCTAAGTTAAATTGGGAACTAACTCATTATATATTGTGGATTGCGAAAGTCAAATTTAATCTACTTACCACCAAGAAGTGTACACAATTTTATAACCCATTGAAAGATGTTCACGGGCATCGTGGATAAAGTCTAGGTCGCCTTCTTTGTAGCAATCGTCCGAGTTACTGCCAAAGAAGAAGCCTCCTGTATCTGGCAAGTTATTCCCCTTAATATCTGCTTCAAGTCGATCAAGATCGGCATCAGTCAAATCAACATCGACACAGTTGAATTCACCTTCGTTACCCTTATCACGCCAAAGCTGTTCCATCCATCCCTGCAAGTTAGGATGTTTACGCCAGTAGGCAAGCTCCATCTGATCCTCGAAGATAACTTCTTTATGGGTTTCCTTCTGGGTATTACCTTCGGCATCAGTGTACTCAATTTCACTGGTTTCAATTTTTGGCTCACCTTTGCGAGCATAAGCGTATTGATCTAAACCCATTTAAAAATCTCCTAAGAACAAACTGTTAACTCTACCAGTATACATTATATATCGTCAATTGCAAACGAAACCTTTAGCTTTCAAACCTTATTTCACAAGAAAAGACAATATAATTTTATCTGCTATCAGTGACCAAACGTGTCACGCGGGGCCGGGGCCGGAGCCGTAACTCCTTACACACCAAGGACTTAGGTCAATCGGGCAAAAATGCGGGACGTGCCACCACAACACGCCCCGCGAAACGTTCAAAAAGATATGTTAAATTTTTAACAACATTAATTCACCTTTTAAATAAACCAGAAACTACCCCTGCAATAACGCACACTAAAACAGTTAACTCCTCATTCAATCACCCTTCCCGCCTTTCTTGCTATATGCAAATTCAACACCTTCGGATTTCAACTTCTTGATTGAGTCGGCAGCTTTTGAGCCTTTCGGTTGGATGCCGTGGATCAATAACGCGAATGACTCGTTACGCTTGGTTGGGTCGGCAGCATGGCTATCGTCATGGTCGATTTCATAACCTAGTTTTTCCGCTTCTGATTCACTGTAAACCACGACGGACTCACGAAGATTGTTTTGGTCTATCAAATGATCTTCACGACCACCACGCGAAGCGGTTAGAACAAAATTGTCGGGAATTAGATTGAGACGATCAACCCAATACCTTAACGACTTTGTGTAAGCATAAAACAATACGTTCGGATTGGCTACGGCAACCAACATCCAAGCATCAAAATATCTTGCGTTAAACATGTCGCCAGCAACATGAATTCGAACCACGCCAGCGTCCTTCGGTAGTTTGTCAAGTAATAACTTAACCATGCCAGAACGATTCTTGATTGCACGCATCGCGTCGAAATTACCTTTACGTAAATTGTAGACGTTGGTATAGGTAGCCTCTTGAGATGCAGAGAAACATCGAAATTCACAATTCGCACCGTCTACAACTTTGCGACGTTCGTTGATCTTGACGACCTTAGACTTGCATTTATCCGCGAAGGGACACGAAAAACCAGATAACAAGTCAAACGAATAAACCTTCTTGGTTGATCGACCTGTTTTGGTGAAGTATTGAGCAAGAGAAGGGACGGACTTTAGACGTTGTAATTTTACATTGCCCTTGGAAAACTTAATCATGGTTGCCTCTGTGTGGTGAAGTGTTGGTTACTCTAAGATTATACTATTGTTATCGTCAATTTCAAGCCCAATATTGAGAAAAAGCCCCAAAAATAAATAAATAAATAAAATAAATTTATAGCCTGTTTGTGACCTAACGTGTCACGGCGGGGGCCGGGGCCGACGACCTAAGTCCTTGAACCCAAAGAACTTACGTCAATCGACGGTAAAACATCGAGGCGAGGGAATTCTAACAACTTCACCCCCTCGCCCCAAGTCCAGAACTCTAATCCTTCACGAATAAAGTAGTTTCGGCAGTTGCCCGATCCATATCCGAAAGCAAACCACCGTTGGAAAGGGTGACACCTTGTCGGCTAATTGCAACAACGATATCATTGCCACCCATTACACGCCAACCTAAACCTAACTTCTGCATAACTCACACCTTAAAAGAACAAGAAAAAGAAAGGCAGTACGTTGCCAGCGGGCTACTCAGCCACCGAGTCCATGTTAGTATTGAACGATCTTTCGGACGGATACCGACCGAATTTTTCCGTCCCCTTCTTGGACGGTGATGCCCCGACCTCCGGGGCCGGTGAACGAAGCCAACTTAACACCATCGACTTTGCGAAGGATGTTGCGAGTACCGTTAACTGGGTACTTGAAAGAAACTTTACGCTCGTTACGCTTGTTGTAGAAATCTACCATTCTGGACTCTCCTAAAAAAAACTAAAAACTCTCAACACTATAGATTGTACCATCCGTTTGGTACTTGTCAACTAATTAACTGAAACATTTTCGAAGTTTACGACCTCGTGGCTTGCTTGTATCCAAAGCGTAGCGGAAATTCTTGTATTCCGCATCACGCCGATTCCAACTGAAATTGCAAGCGTCATCAATAGCGTCCTGCATTGCCAAAACTGTACTACCATTGTGAGCATCTTTGTTAACACTGTTAACCAAACCCTTTGGTCGCATTGGTTTGGAATTGTTCCATAGGTAACCAATCAAGGCAGCACCAGAAGCAATAGACAAACTCGCTTCTTCGGTAGCGTAAACGTAATCGCTCAAAACGCAACGATTGTCCCAAACTTGAACTTTTTCTGAACTCATCTTTTTTCTCTTGGGTTAAAACTCGAAACTGAACTCTTTGATTATACTATAGTTATCGTCACTTGCAAGTGGAAAACTTAAATATAATTTAATAAAATTTTCCGTCTTTTGCTGACACTGGTAAATAGGTTTAAGTCTTAATTGTTAAGGTAAGACAACAATAGGATACCCCCAAGTTAAGATGGGTGGTCACGTCAACCTGTCTAGCACCCCTGCTAGTCCCAGTCGATACGCTTGGGGTCACCCTGTCACCGTCTCACATGCTTCCATTGTATATTATATCGACTAGATTGCAAATATAAATCCAGTATATATTTGTGTTTTTATAATCTTTTTTCATATTGACCTAAGTCCTTATATACCAACGACTTACGACGCTGGGGCCCGGCCCCCGGCCGCAAACCCTTACCCTGTAAGGACTTACGTCATTGTGTTGGCGTATCTTGAATAGCTCGCCAGCTATGGTAGCGACTTAGGCTACGCTTTCGGGTCAAGCCCTTGATTTTGCTAACACTACTAACCGCCACCGTTTCCGGCTTGTGGGCGTTGTTAGTCTTTCCGCTATTGCGAATCTGACGCCCCGTTCTCGTTATGTGCTGCCCCACAGCGGAATCGAACCGCTTTCTTAATCTTGTATCCAACCTGATACGTGTCATCGGTGATCAAACCAATGGGCTAGTTAACTTTCTAGAAAGGCCACTTTTCCTTGTATCGTCAGCGATCATACTGACTTAGCTGGAGATTATGTTTTAACCAATAAACTATAGGGACATATTGAATTGGCGTTTATACTTCGCCAAGTTTCGTATACTTTCCCTGCCGTCACGACGACGCCCCTTGCAAGGAAAGCCCTGATAGTTGCTTGCGGTCTACCTCACGAACCTATCAGGCGTCTGAGGGCTTCGACCTGTATTACTTCATTGGAGTTTAAAGCCTTTATGTTAAGTGGATGATCTCGACAGTAAGATCGGGTTTGTTTGGGCTGCCGTTTGTCTCGTTAGTTTGAGCCGTAGCGTATGCAGTCGGCTTTTTTTGCTTCGCAGTAATCTGCCCTGACCTCATCCCATTGCGGGACGTTCCAAGTCGTAACTCCGGTTCTGGCATCGTGATCACCCTTGACAATTCTTATGTCGGGATTGTTCACGCTCCATTGCAAGAGTTCGTCGTAAGTCCGAAACAATCGCATCGAATCTGTCTTGGTTTGCATTTTGTGTTTAAAGTTGCTCATAATGTTGATCCTTTCGAGATCGGGTAAAAATTGTTTTGTTGGGCGGTTGTTTACTTGTTCCGCTTCAAGTGCAGTTGTTATAGCAGTTCTGCTTCTCTTTTGCCATACTATTATTATCGTCTATGGGCGTGACACGTTAGGTCATTATCAATATTTTAATTTTACTTTGTTAGAAGTTTCTTTCCTTTTTTCCTTCTTACACCTTATTATACCTGAGCAGTCAAATGAAAGTCGTAACTCGTTACGTAGCAAGTACTTAGCTCGATTTCAGAAAAGAGTAATCCGTTTTTTTCACCTCGGTTTTTACCGTGTTAAATGCGTGCTATCAATCATTTTCACGTTTCCCGTGTGTCCACCTAAAAAAGAAACTTTAAATTATGCCACATTGACGTAACTCCTTTGATACCAAGGACTTACGGTCCGGGGGCCGGGCCCCGCCCTTTTGTCAAGACCTAATCGGTCTGCATATTAAAAGTAAAGTAACCCACACGCAACACCAAACAAAAATCATAGATCACCCTTTATAATATCTTCGAAGTCCCAATCTTTACCTGCCATATTCAATTGCTGTTCGGCTTCTTCCCGTAGCCGTTTATAAAATATCTCTTTACAATTTTCTACTTCCCTTTCTTGCTCCTCTGGTATGTGGGTAATTTTTCTGGACTGGGCACAGATTACCATCATTTTAAATATTTCTTTTTCCAATGCGTTAAGCGTTTTGCTCGCGTCCACAACTAATGTTGAATTTGTTGACTGTCTTTTTAAAACAAATTTCATAATATAAACTTACTCACTATCTAAATCAATTGATGGGCAAAACCGACACCAAGCCTGTTGGTTGGCATATAATTTATCTTCATTGCGTTCTTGATCGTAATCGAACCTTCCTTCTTGCTCGAACTGTTGGCGATACGCTTCTATGTTTCTAGCTCTGGCGGCTCTGTTCTTCTTGTATTCCGATAGCCCTTCTTTCTTGTCGCATATCTTATTGAGTCTAGCTAGTGTGCGACCACCACGTTTTTTATCGTGCCATTCTTCTGGTAGCCATTCGTTAGGAATAACAACCGTTTCCTGCGTGACTCGCATACCATCTTCGATTAGTTGCTTTGTGCTTCTTGGGTCTTTGCTTTGTGACCAGTCAATCATCTTAAACTCTTTCTTAAAAACTCTGTCTTGATATACTAGATTTTACCATACAGCACTCTGTTTGTCAAACGAATAAACACCGTACAATAAAGAAATATAAAATAATAATTATCAACCACTCGTCAATGCCAAACTTAATCATAGCAAACCTTTCTTGTTTGTTGTCTCTTATATCTATATTATCGTCCACCCTAGTGACACGTTAGGTCAATCTGCCGACTAAATTATAAAATACCTTATGGCTGACTGACCCACTGACACTAAAGCTAATCAGGTTTGATAAGGTAAGACAAACCTGATATCAACAGCTTGGTGACACGTTAGGTCAAAATACTTTAGATTGACGTAACCCTTTACATACCAAGGACTTACGTCGTCGAGGCCGGGCCCGCCATATCGGAAAACCCTGATATGTCTACATGCAATCGGTTTGCGACTACATCCGTTCTGCAACTTCGTTGGCTACGTGTGATCGTAGCTCTCTCCAGTCGATAGCTTCCCAGTTAATCATATCACGCAAGATACCATTCCCGAGGTTTTCATATTCTTCTTCGAGTATAATTTCGGTAACGCGTACATCTTCGACGCAATCCCAATTATCGCCATACCAACAGCGAACCAACCAAGTTTCCCTGTTCTTCCATCCGTTGTAAGTGTGTCTTGAGTTTGCCACAATATTTATCCTTTCAGGGTTTTAAAAATAAAAATGCGTATCTTGGAATAGCTCGCCAGCTATGCCCGCGACTAGGCGGGGCTTTCGGGTCAAGCCCTTATTCGTTAGCAGTACCGTACTTGTCAAAGTAGCTTCGACCATTGTCGGCATCCACTAGGGTCGCAGTGATTACTTCTACTGAAGGGTAAAAGTTATTAATGAACAATCGAGTTTCCCCGCTGTCATTTTGCTTTAGCTGCGAAGCGGGTACGCTTCTGAATGTTGTTTCTTTGTGTCCGAAACGTGGATCACAAGCTAGAACGTCAAAGTGTTTTTCGTTAGTCATAATGTTTACCTTTAGTAGTAGTGTTTGTTAATTTCTTATATATGTATTATAGCATAGGTGTGTGACACGTTAGGTCACGATTGTCAATAATCTAGAAAAACTTTCGTAAGTTTCTCAATGCTTTGATAGCATCGCGAACCGCTTGCCTGAACTCATCGTTATGGTTGTCGTTATCATAACCATGAATATTATTGATAAGCCATGCCATCCAGAATGTTTCCCTTGCTTGTTTTTGTTTGTCTTGAAGTCTCATGGTTGTTGCCTTGTTGTTGTTGTTGTTTCTCATATATGTATTATCCTCTATGGCGGTGACACGTTAGGTCAATAGTTTATTTATTCTGAAAAGTAATGTGAAATAATTCCAACGATAATTGATAAAGTGATCGCGAGTGAGATGTAAACGTTTAAATCTGTATTTGTCATAATTTTCCTTTGTGTTAACTTCTTATATATAGTATACCATACCATGCGACACGTTAGGTCACTGCCATATATAAAATCCAAATATATAAAGAAATAATTAACGCCCATTCACTTATTGCGAATTTAATCATGTCGTGTCCTTTGATGTTGTTTGTTTCTCTCATATATATATTATCGCCCATAGCAGTGACACATCTGGTCACTATCTCAAATATTTTTAAAGAATATCTGATTTATCTTTGATTGTCGTAAGTCGTTTGATACCAAGGACTTACGTCGTCGGGGCCGGGCCCGCCGCCCTTAGTTGTTACCATCAAAGGGTTTGCGTTGCCGACTAACAATCGGGATCAAAGTCATGCCATTCCTGCATCTCCGATGGTTGCCCATCGTCGTCATCGTAATCGTAATCCGACGCGTCCACTTCGCCGGTTAGGTCGGCACCACACGAACTGCAAACTACTTCGTCCGAATAGCACTCGGTCAAACAATCGGAACACTCAAATAAAATCATATCAAACCTTAAAACAAAAAACAAAATTTAAAAATGCGTATCTTGAATAGGTCGCCACCTATGCTTGCGACTAAGGCAAGGCTTGCGGGTTGAACCCTTACTCAGCAGCGGAACCATACTTTGCGATATAGTTGCTCATATCAACCTCACTAGCCTTTCTAGTTTTATTTAAGATTTTATATGATCTGATCATATCTTGCATGATAACGGTTGGTTCACCACGATGATCACCGAAGATAACCTTGTTGCCGTGCTGCTTTCCAACATAAGCACCGGTTAAAACCATTGGTGTCAAGCTTGTTGTTAGTTCTAGTTTAATGTTCATAATGTTGATCCTTTCAAGATCGTGTGTCGTTGTTAACTTCTTATGTTTCTATTATACAGGTATCGGAATAAACTTCAAGCCTAATCCAGCTTATTTTCAGATTTTCCCAAAATAAAATCTAGGTAAATATCCATGCCATCCCACCTTGATTCGTTTTGTTCAAGCCATTCGTTGTAGTCTGCTAAGTCAGCAGCGGTCGGCTGGTGTGTTGGTACTGCTTCGTCAATGATATCGAATTTAGAATACATGGTAAACCTTTCGGGGTATTGATTAACTTCTTATTCTTCTATTATATACATATCGGTAGACATTGCAAGCCTAATCCAGTCTAATTTGGTCATTTTGTCTGAAATATCGAAGTTTTTTGTTTGTAAGACACTTCACCTTTATAGTCGCCGCGTGCGGGGGTGGTTCAAACACAACTCAGAAATAATTTCTATAATGTCTTATCCAATCTCCCCAGACTCGAACCTGATTGATCAGAATTCGAAACATATGTGTGCAATTTTCTCCTAATCATCATATTATAACGTGTATATAATTAAATAGTTCAGCAGTATTTAGCAGACAAATGTGTAGAATACCCGTAAGTAGGTATATAATAACATGTAAGGAGTCACAATGACAAAGAAAATTAAAACTGATGTAAGATTTAAGTCTACAGCACAATTAGAGAAACAGGTAGCCAAAGAACTATCTATTCCTGACCCAGAAACACCTTTAGTGTTTGATTCAAAGGGTGGCCTGTGGGGTAGCGATAACTTCAAAGAGGAAGATGAATTAGAAAATGGAAATTCCTGAAGGATTAGACAAAGAATTAGTAATAGAGACCATCACTTCTATTGCTAAAAAGATTTCACACAAATACGTATTCGCTTCGTACCAAGCTGATGACATAGAACAAGAAGCATTTTTGATTGGGATGGAGTGCCTAAGTAGATATGACAAAGTTAGGCCGCTTGAGAACTTTTTGTACACCCATATGAACAACAGATTGAAGAACTTTAAAAGAGATAATTATTATAGATACGATTATGGTAACGCCCAGAAAGCACAAGAGAGAAAAAGAAGTATTCTCGAACCAATGAGCTTTGAGCACCTGTATACATTGTGTGATAAAGAAGAAGTAGTAAACCAAGCACACTTCAAAGAGATGTTAGACTTAATAGATGAAAGGCTACCATCCAATATGAGAAAAGATTATTTAAAGTTAAGATCGAACTCTTTCCTGCTAAAAAAGAGAAAGTCAGACATTATATCTGTTATAAGGTCTATTTTAGACTCAGAGTACTCAGAAATAGACCCAGAGGGGGACAGTGATGAAGAAGGGTAGATTTTCAGTGGAGGAGAAAGCATTTATCGAGGCGAACGCCGAGGTTCTTTCCCCTGAAGCAATTGCCATTGAATTAGACAGAGACCCTGATTCTATTCGCGACTGGATAGGCAAACACGTTGGGTTTTCTCCAAAGCAAAAAAAAGAGGCCGAAGTTGCCAATGAATTAAAGTCGAAGCCTTATTACAAAGACTTGAATAATCAATTCTCTCCAGAAGAACTGGAAATGTTCGAATTTCACTTCAAAAAAATGTGGAGTCAGTTTCGTGACGATGTTTTTCATACTGAAGAAATTCAAATCATTGATACGATCAAGTTAGAGATTCTAATGAATAGGATTTTAAAATCACAACGATCCAATCAACAAGACATAGCAGAGACGGAGCGGGTGATTCTAGCTGAGAAAAGCAGAGACATCGACCAAAGAGACATGGATTTAGTTATCAACTTAGAAAGGCAAGTGGCGATTCTAAGAGCATCCCAAGAAACTCTCTCAAAAGACTACAAGGATTTACAGGCTCGAAAAGCTACTATGTTAAAAGACTTGAAAGGAACCAGAGAGCAGCGGATAAGAGCGATTGAGGACTCAAAGCAAACATTCGCATCAATAATCAAAGAAATAGATAGCAATCCTATGTTTCGAAACAAGATAGGTATCGACATGGAGAAAATGAGACTAGCTCACATCAGAGAGAAAGAACGGCTTAGTGAGTTTACAAAATATGAAGACGGAATGGTGGACCAACCGTTTTTAACACCGGAAACAGTAATAAGAGAGGACAAGAGCATTGAATAAAAAAGCTTTAATATTTGGAGTATCAGGACAAGACGGATCATATCTAGCAGAACTTTTACTAGAAAAAGGATACGAAGTGACAGGAGTCACTAGACGAGTTAGTGTAAGCACAACTGAGAGAATTAACCACATCCTGCCAAAAATTAATATCGCAGAGGGTGATATTACGGATGGCTTTTCTGTCAACAAGCTAATATCGGAATATGAGCCAGACGAAATTTACAATCTTGCNGCTCAATCCCACGTTGGTACGAGCTTCAAGCAGCCAAGCCTNACTTGGGATATTACTGCCGCTGGAGTATTGAATATCTTAGAGGCAATCAGATACTCGCCGCGAAAAGATGACATAAGATTTTATCAAGCAAGTAGCAGTGAAATGTTTGGTAAAAATTATGACGAAATAGAAGTGAAAAAATATCAAGACGAAAACACTGAGTTTATACCTCAAAGCCCTTATGCTATTGCCAAGCTAGCGGCCCACCACCTTGTGAGAAATTACAGAGAAGGTTACGGAATCCACGGAAGTTGTGGGATTTTGTTCAACCATGAAAGCGAAAGACGAGGAGAAAACTTTGTTACCCGCAAGATTACCAAGTGGATTGGGGAGTTTGTTAGAAGTGGACGTGACCCAGAATTTCCAAACCTCCGATTGGGCAACTTAGACGCAAAAAGAGACTGGGGTCACGCAGAAGACTATGTAAACGCTATGTGGCTTATGTTACAGAAAGAAGAAGCTGATGATTACGTAGTTGCTACGGGTGAGACATATTCAGTCAGAGACTTCCTAGACGCGGCTTTTTCTAGGGTGGGAATCGAAGATTGGAGCGATCTTGTAGTGATCGACCCGAAGTTTTATCGTCCATCGGAAGTAGATCACCTTTTAGGTATTCCAATTAAAGCAGAAAGAGCTTTGGGTTGGGGAAGAAAGGTCAGTTTTAATGACTTGGTGCACAGAATGGTAGACAGTGATTTATAATGAAAAGAAACTACAATGACCCAGCTTATAAAAATTTTCGCAATGAAGTACTAAAAAGAGACAATTTTACGTGTCAAATGTGTAATAATAACAATAGAAGGACTTGGAAGGCAGTTCATCACATTATAAAGTGGTCTTCCTCGGCTAGTCTTAGGTACGATCCTGACAACGGAATAACGCTTTGTCATCAATGCCATAAGGATGTGACCGGAAAAGAATCGCATTACGTGTCTTACTTTAACGAAAAAGTTAAAATATCAAAAAATAAGAAAGGTAAAAAATGAAAAATTTCTTTACAAGCAGTCTAGACCAATCTTCGTCTGATACTTTTGATGCCCAGATTGACGGATTGAAAGCGGGAGAGTCTGTTTACCTAGAGGGCGTTGATAGCGACCGATATATGGAATTGTACGAAAAATACAAAAAAGAAAGAAACAAAGGAAAGCTAAGGTTTGTCAGAGATTCTCGACCAACAGAGTTGGATGTCTTCAACGAAGAAAAAACAGAAGAAGTCAAGGCACCTGTCGAGGTAGTCGTTCCAGCACCAGCACCAGAACCAAAGTCAGAAGCAGATCAATGTGAAGAGACTTGTGAGTCTGAAGAGTGCGAAGATGGCTGCGTGGACTTTGATGGAGCTAAGGATACTTAATGGCAAAATCTAAACCAAAATACACGGTCATAAAAGACACCAGAGAACAAGACGGTTGGTTTTTTTCTCCTTACGATAGGTGTGAAGGTATGGAAGTCGCCACAATGAAAACTGGCGACTATACCATCAAGGGCTGTGAAGACTTGGTTTGCGTTGAGAGGAAGGGGTCTGTAACTGAAATAGCAACAAATCTAGGTAAAAAGAAAAAGGCTTTTCAGGCAGAAATGGAAAGAATGAAAGATTTTGATTTTCGTTTTATCCTGCTAGAATTTTCTGCTTCAGATGTTATAGATTATCCATTTAGTTTATTGAGTCCTCAAGAGCGTGTATTGTACGATTATTATGAGATAAAGGATATTCGTAATTTTTTTCAGCTATATGAAGATATATACAAGAAGCCAGCAGAGTCTTTTAGTTTACCTAAATTTAAAAGATTTGAGGTTGTTGAGCAAACCAAGATAACAGGAAAATACTTAATAAAGTCTCTAATGGAAATAAGCATAAGATACAATGTTAATGTTATTTTTTGTGACAATAAGAATAACGCTTTTTTGATTTGCAATAGCATATTTAAAAGGCTTTCCGATCTTTTTGATGTCTACGGCAAGGAATTAGGTAAAGCAAAGATTTTCAAATTCTAAAAACGGGAGAGCGTATGAAAGGTGATAGTCGCCCAGAGTGGAAAATACACCACGATGAAACCGAACAGGTTCACGATTACTCCCTATCTATAAAGAACAGGAAAATATACCTTCACTCTTCTTACGGTTCAGATGAGGGTGACCCGGGGACAGATTGGAGAATGGCTAATACTTTTATTAAAAATCTTCATATCCTTGAAAACTCTAGTGATAACGAAATAGAGATTCATCAGTTCAATATTGGTGGAGATGAAGAGTCTGGTTATGCTATATACGACGCGATAAAATGCTCCCCATGCCCTATCAGCGTTATTACCCACGGTGTAGCCGCTTCTATGGGTAGTATTATACCTCAAGCAGCAGACAAAAGAATTACCATGTCTAATTGCTGTTGGTTGATCCACAAGGGGTCAACAGGCATAGGTCACAGAGACAGAATACCAGCCAAGCAGTGGGCGAAATGGGAAGATTATTGCGATAAAAGGATGATGTCGATTTACGCTGAGGTTTGTAGCAATTCCGAGGCTTGGTCGGGGAAAGACACAACAACCATAATGTCATCTATGAATAAAATGTTAAATGCAAAAGGTGACTGGTTTATGAACGCTACAGANGCAGTACATTACGGGCTTTGCGACGAGGTGNACGAATGATAACAGACTTGCAAAAATTAGAAGATGCTTGGTTGGGGATAGACGTAGACGAGTCAACTATTTTCAATCCTATGACATTTATATCCGACTGTAATGATAGAGAGGAATTGTTAGAGCGGGTTGCTTGGTTGATGATGCAACCCCAGTATTTTTCTTTCGCTTGTAAATACATACTAAATATTGAAATATCCCCATTTCAAGCACTTACCCTAGAAGAGTTGTGGAATAGAAAGTTTCCATTATTGATTGGTACTCGTGGTATGGGTAAGTCGTTCTTGCTTTCTGTTTATCCGTTATTGCGGGCATTGTTTATGCCTAGAAGGAAAATAATTATTGTGGGTGCGGCCTTTAGGCAGTCCAAGGTTTTGTTTGAGTATATGGATACTATCTGGAAAAATGCACCAGTCTTGAGAGATTTATGTGACAGCAAAAGTGGCCCAAGAAGAGATGTTGACAGATGTGTTATGCACATTAATCAAAGCACTATAACCTGCTTACCTCTAGGTGACGGCAGCAAGATTCGTGGTCAGCGTGCTAATGATATTATAGCAGATGAATTTGCGTCTATTCCTAGAGAGATTTTTGAAAATGTTGTTGCTGGTTTTGCTATCGTTGCGTCATCGCCTATAGAAAAGGTTAAAAGCAAAGCTAAAGCAAAAAGAGCTAAACAGCTAGGAATCGAACTTAAAGAAGAAATCAATGGAATTCAAGAAAAGTCAAACCAGATTGTGCTGTCTGGTACAGCTTATTACGACTTTAATCATTTTGCTGATTACTGGAGACGCTACAGTGCCATCGTAAAAAGTAGAGGCTCTAGGTCTAAACTAAAAGAGGTTTTTGGTAATGAGCCACCAGAAGATTTTGATTGGAGTGAGTACTCAGTTATAAGGATACCAGTAGAGAAATTAGCTGATGGATTCATGGATGAGGGTCAGGTAGCTAGGGCAAAAGCGACAATTCACTCTGGTATATACAATATGGAGTACGGTGCTTGTTTTACAACAGACAGTCAAGGGTTCTTCAAAAGGTCTTTGATCGAGTCATGTACGACATCTAAGGAAAACCCAATAAAACACCTGTCTGGAGACGTTTTCTTTGAATCTCAACTGAGAGGTAGCTCAAGCAAAAAATACGTTTATGGTGTTGATCCAGCTTCAGAGGTTGATAACTTCAGTATAGTTGTACTGGAAGTAAATCCAGACCATAGAAAAGTTGTTCATTGCTGGACTACAAACAGACAGCAACACAAAGACAAGCTAAAAATGAAAATAGTGGATGAGGACGATTTTTACTCATACTGTGCTAAAAAAATAAGACAGCTAATGAAAGTTTTCCCATGTTCCGAGATAGCCCTAGATGCACAAGGTGGCGGCATCGCGGTAATGGAGGCTCTTCACGACAAAGACAAGATAGGCAGTGGAGAGCTACCTATTTGGCCGGTAATAAACGAAGACAAAGAAGCTGACACTGACGACCATCCCGGCTTGCATATTTTGAAAATGTGTCAGTTTGCAAACGCTGGTTGGTTAGCTGAGGCTAATCACGGCCTAAGAAAAGACTTTGAAGACAGAAGAGTGTTATTTCCATACTTTGACTCTGTTAGTTTGGGGCTTTCGGCAGAAGAAGACAATGCCACTGGTAGGGTTTATGACACACTTGAAGACTGCGTTATGGAAATAGAGGAATTAAAAGACGAGCTTTCAATGATTGTTATGACTCAAACTTCAACAGGTCGTGAAAGATGGGACACTCCAGAAGTTAAGGTTGCAGCAGGAAAGAAAAACAGAATGAGAAAAGATAGGTATTCGTCTTTGATCATGGCTAATATGTCCGCTAGGTCAGTATCCACTGAAAAGGTTATGGTAGACCATATGACCCAAGGTGGATTTGCTGTCGTTGATTCTCAATCAAACTTTGAAAAAGAGAAGTTATATCATGGTCCAAACTGGTTTACTGAAAAAATCAACAATTGGGAGTAGTTTGTGTATATGTATTGAATTGAAAGCAATACCATTGCCATTACTATTAAACGGAGATGTTGATGTCAGACAAAAAAGAAGTTGTAATGTACAAGACTTGGGCCAGCGAAGATGAAAGGCAAGATGCTTTTTCTGGTAACGTCGGAGAAGATTACGGGCCAATGGAAAAGGCTCAGGCTTACGGAAGCAGGCAAAGGACTAGCTATTTAGACATAGAGCCTAATACATCCGTAAGAACTGGATTTTTGAGGTCAGATTACGACTACTTTCGCCCCGGCGAATCTATATCCAAAAGACAGAAAAGAATCATAAAGCAGTGCATGTCCGCTTATGACAAAGTTGGTATAATTAGAAATGTTATTGATTTGATGAGTGACTTTTCCTCTCAGGGTTTGAATATATATCACCCAAATAAAACTATTGAGAAATTCTACAGAACTTGGTTTAAGCAAGTAAATGGAATTGAAAGGTCTGAAAGATTTCTAAATTACCTTTATCGTTGCGGTAATGTGCCAGTAAGAAGAAATGTGACAAAGGTAAATAAAAAGACCTCTGATTCTTTAAGAAGGGCTACTGCCGATAACTTTGTAAATGTTCAAAATAAAAATTACGCTAAAAATGTAATACCTTGGTCTTATGAATTTTTAAATCCTTTGGCTATCGACATAGCAAATAATTCAAGCAGGCTTAGTGGCAATGGCCCAAGCTACGTTCTTAATATAAACGACCTAACTCATCAAGCTATGATGGAGTCTATCAGGACTAACGATAGTATCAAGAATATTTTTCCACCGGACGTAAAATCCGCGTTAGAGGGCGGCAAAAGACAGATACCGCTAAGTGATGTTGGTATGTACTTTTACAAAAAAGACGACTGGATGGCTTGGGCAAACCCAATGGTATACGCCATATTGGACGACATTATCATGCTTGAAAAAATGAAGCTAGCAGATATTGCAGCACTTGATGGTGCCATATCTAACGTAAGGCTTTGGACTCTCGGTAGCCTAGATCACAAGATCATTCCAACTGCTGCCGCAACAAAAAGACTTAGAAATCAATTAGCTGGTCATGTTGGTGGCGGTACTATGGATTTCGTTTGGGGGCCAGAGCTTCAATTTAAAGAGTCTAACTCTCAAGTTTACAAGTTTCTTGGAGAGGCTAAGTATCAACCTGTTTTAACAAGTATATACGCAGGATTGGGCATCCCGCCAACTTTAACGGGTGCTAGTACTAGCGGTGGTTATAGCAATAACTTTGTTTCACTTAAAACTCTAGTGGAAAGATTAGAGTACGGTAGAGATATAATTTCTGGATTTTGGAGGAAAGAGCTTGAGATGGTCAGGCAGGCTATGGGCTTTAGGCTTCCAGCCGTTATAAAATTTGATGAAATAGTTCTATCAGATGAGTCAACTCAGAAAGAGCTTTACATTAAATTAAATGATAGAGGCTTAATTTCGGATGAAACAATACTAGAAAGATTTGGTGAAATTCCAAGTATAGAAAAGGTTAGAGTGAAAAGAGAAGAAAAAGACAGAGGCGATGGAAAATCAAAGCCACCAAAAGCTGGCCCGTATTACAATCCTCAGCACAAAGATGACATAGCTAAGTTGGCGTTAACTAAAGATCAGCTAGACACGAAAGTTTTCTTAGAGGAATTGAATTTACCGTATTCAGAGCCTAAATCTAGCAATCCATCGTCTAAAGCTCCTAACGACAAATATGAGCCAGAAGGCCAAAATGGAAGACCTAAAAACTCGCGAGATAAACAAAAGAGAAAAGAAAAGGTAGTATTGCCAAGAAGTGGGGAGGCTTCTAGGTCAACAATTTGCCTCTGGGGTGTTAAAGCTCAAGAAGAGATATCAAAAATTGTTACCCCTATAGCGTTAGCTAAATTCTCAAAGTCTACAGCTAGGTCTCTCACCAAGTCCGAGGTGGATCAGCTAGAGTACTTCAAATTGTGTATATTTACAGGTATGCGACCAATGATGCCAATATCTGAAATTGTCATACAGGAGTTGATAAACTCTGGTAATACTCCAAGCGAAGAGTTTCAGAGCAATGTAAAAGCTATGATCTTTGACTTCAAAAATGCGTTTAATAGAAATCCTAAGATTGAAGAGTTGAGACTTATAAACTCAGAGGCTTTCTGTTTGGACGTAGCAGAATTGTAAAGGATTCCATTTTTCCTTAAAATAACCCACAAATTTATTTTTTTGTGTAATATCACATATGGAGAAAACAAATATGAATATAAATATATACGATCAAGAAATATCTGACGGCATAGCTGATCAGATTTCTAATAATTCTATATATTGCCAGTCTATAGCAAAAACATCTGAGGTTCTTTTCCCTGAGTTAAAATCTTTAACTGATAACGAACTTCAAAAAATTGGCTGTAGTATGGCTGGCAATGAAGGTCAATTTGACTTATACAATCTTGAGTCCGTGCTAGTTAGTACTGGCTGGAACAAGAATGATGATGTTTTCGACCGAAAAGAACTATGGCTTGCTAGGGAAACGCCCGAAGACAAGCCTTTTAATTTTATGCACAATGAAAAAGATATCATTGGACATATAACCGGCAATAGAGTGGTAGATAAGTTAGGTATGGAAATTCAAAGTGAAGATGATCTACCTGAAGATTTCGACATTCTCACAAAAGCCGTTATTTATAAAGAGTGGAGTGATTTGGAGCAAAGGTCTAGGATGAGTAAAATCATTTCCGAGATCGAGGAAGGTAAGTGGTTCGTTTCTATGGAATGTTTATTTCCAGCTTTTGACTACGCTATGATAGGTCCAGATGGAGAAAAGTCCATCTTGGAGCGGAATGAGGCTTCAGCGTTTTTAACTAAACATTTAAGAGCCTATGGCGGCGAAGGAGAGTATAACAACTATAGAGTTGGCAGAATGTTACGAAACTTATCGTTCTCTGGTAAAGGCTTAGTTTCAAACCCTGCCAATCCTGAAAGTCTAATACTTAGCAATGAATCTTTTAGTCAGTCCAAATCAATTATTTTAACAACATCCTCGATTAAGGAGAGTTACGACATGTCAACTGAATTAGAGAATCAAGTCTCAATTCTTAAACAGGAGCTATCGGAAGCAAAAGTTGCTAATGAAGCCCTTAAAGAGAAAGTAGTAGCAGAGCAAAAAGCTGAGTTTGAATCACAGATTTCTAACTTGGAATCTTCCCTTGCCGAAAAGCAAGAAGAAGTCGCAAAAGCTACTGAGCAAGCAGAAGAGTTTAAGTCCTCGATTGAGAGCTTGAACGAGTCTTTGGCTAAAAAAGAAGAAGAGCTTAAAGACAAAGAAGAAGCAATGATGGAAAAAGACAAGAAACTCGCAACTATGAAAAAGAAAGAAGCTATGATGAAGCGTAAAGCCCAACTTAGCGAAATCGGATTCAGCGATGAAGACTGCGAAGCTACTATTGCAACATTTGAAGATGTTTCAGAAGAAATTTTTGAAAACATCGTTGCAACAATGAAAAAGAAGGCCGAAATGCCTGATTTCATCAAGAAGAAAGTGGAAGAGAAAAAAGAAGACGAAGACAAGGAAGACGAAGACGATAAGAGCAAAGCTTCTGACGAAGAAGAGGCTCTTGACGTAGAAGCTGAAGCTGTTGAAAGCTCAGAAGCTTCCTTGCAAAACCTAGATAACCAAGAAGAAGAAGCAGATGCACTAAGAGCTTACGCTTCAAACTGGTTTGAAACAAGCGTATTAAAATCAACTCAAAATCTAAAAGAGGGAGAATAATCAATGGCTCTTAAAACAGACAGAAGTACACTAGATACTGACATCTCTAACTTCATGAACGAAGTTGCCACAAGAGGTGGCGTTGCTTCGCAAAGCACTGCTGGTTCTGGTGCTTCTATGGACAACGGTGCTGCTCTAGTTACTTATAAGACTGTACCATCCGGTGCTGTTCCTGTAGGTCTTCTAATCAACGACATGGTAAACATTGACCTTACTAGACAACATCTTAATCAACATAAAGATGAAGTTCAAAAAGGTGGAAAAGTCACCTTGCTAAGAAAAGGTTATGTTGTAACTAATAACATCCAAGGTACTTTACCTTCTGGTGGAGAAACTGCGTTCTTGGCTCATAGTGGAAACGTTGCTATTGCTGATGTTTCAAGTGATGATACAGACGCAGATGGCTCAAAGCTAGTTGTCGGTAAATTTCTAAGCGGTGCTGACGAAGATGGCTACGCTAAACTTTACGTAGACCTTCCAAACACTAATCTATAATAACAGGAGAACGATTTAATGTCTAACAAAAAACCATCTCCTGAGTTTTTAGCATTGCTTAAAGATTCAGGTAGTACTAAGATTGATGTCGCTCACGCTGCTCAACTAGAGCTTGCCGAGGCACTAACTACACCTCTTCGTAAAGGTGTTTTATCTGGCGATATCGTTTCGCCTATTTTCGAGAAAGACCCTCTTGAGCCGGGTGCTTCAACTGAGTATCCTTTGGATTTGATTGCCCCGGGAACAGAAGGTGAGCACGTTGCTTACACAAATCCTGGAAATGGCAGAATTCCAGAGCGTCACGTTGAAGGTGACTACGTAATGATCAACACTTTCGGAATTACTAGCTCGATTGATTTCTTGCTCAAGTATGCACGAGAAGCAAAGTGGGGAGTTGTTGCGAGAGCTATGCAAGCTCTAGAAGCTTCTTTCGTAAAGAAAACCAATGATGACGGATGGCACACACTTTTGAGTGCTGCTGTTGATAGAAACGTTCTTGTTTATGACGGTGACGCTGCTGAAGGTCAATTCACCAAGAGACTTATCAGCTTGATGAAAACTGTTATGCGACGTAACGGTGGTGGTAACAGTGTTACTGCTAACGGAAGACTTTCTGATATTTACATGTCTCCAGAAGGCATCGAAGATATTAGAAACTGGGGTGTTGACCAAGTTGATGAAGTAACTCGTAGAGAGATTTATCAAGCTGGTGACGATGCCGCTTCTTTGACACGTATTTACGGTGTCAATCTTCACGACGTTTTCGAGTTTGGTACTCAGCAAGAATACCAGTCTTACTTTATTAACGATCTAGGTGGAAGTCTATTCACCAATGACGTTGAGCTAGTTATCGGTCTAGACCAAGGTTCTAACGATAGCTTTATCATGCCTGTTAAGATGGAAGTTGAAGTTCATCCTGACGCTGCAATGCACCGCTCTCAGAGACAGGGGTATTACGCTTGGGCAGAGCACGGCTTTGGTGTTCTAGACAACAGACGAATTGTTGCGGCTTCATTCTAATGTGAAATTAGCAATTTTCGGGTTGATATTAAGCCATCCAATCAGTTGGGTGGCTTTTTTATTGACTGTAGTTTTTTTTGTGTATATTAACTAAAGAAAATAAGGAGTTGATTAATGTTTTTTGGTGGCGTTGCCTTTTCCGAAGTGCCTATTAGCGATGATGGTCTGTCTAGCAGGACTGATAGACCAAGTGGAGAAGTTGTTATATTTTTTAATAAAAGTTTTTTGACTTTTACCTTAAATATTAACAAGTTTGTTGAGCAATCTCTATCATTTAACGATCTTAATGAATACTCTCTAGACATAAACACTTCTACGGATTACGCGTTAAATTTTAACAAAATGCAAGAAAAAAATCTAAACATTAATAGCGTATTCAACTTTACCGCAGAAAGGTAATCATGGCATTAAAAGTAAGTGATAGAATAAGACAGAACACTCTGAGTACTGGTGTTGGTGGCATTTCTTTAGTTGGTGATCTTCCGGGGTTTAAAAAGTTTAGTGACGTTTTATCCAGTGGCGACATAACTTACTATGTCATAGAAGAAAATGATAAATTTGAAGTAGGTGTCGGAGTTTATGGTTCTGACAACCTTGAGCGTTTTCACATTTTGTCTAGCTCAAACAGTGGAAACAAAATAGAATTGGGTGGGAGTGGTGCGGTTTTTGTAACCTACCCAGCAGATAAAAGTATTATAAGGGACTTAGAGTCACAGATTGTTGTTGGTGCCTCTGGATTGATTTTTAGCAACGGAACTAAATTCAAAGAAGCTAAAATTGTAGAATTAACAGATGTAAATCTACAGGGTACTGCATCAAGTCAGTACCTTATAGATTTTAATACAACAAATAAAAGTTTGGTTATTGGAGATTCTTCTGGTCCATCTAACTCAAGAAATACATTAATAGGCTACGGTGCTGGTAGCGGGATAACTTCAGGAACTTCAAACACTAATATTGGTACTGACGCAGGTCACAAGAACCAGCAAGGCTTCAAGAATGTAAGCATTGGAGATTTAGCTGGCCCGTCAGACGCAAACGCCAGTATATCCGTGTCCAGAACGGTAAACGTAGGATACCAAGCTGGTGAAAAATCTAGAGATGATAGCGTTAATATTGGTTTTGAGGCTGGTGCAGCCGCTTATTCTAGAGGGCACGTTTCAATAGGTTCTTTTTCTGGCTCTGGTGTTGGTAACTACGCATTTGTTGGTGGTTACGAAGCGGCAAACAACCACGAAGGCGATTATTTGATAGCCATTGGATACAGATCGGCTAAAGACGGTGGTGGCGAATCCTCTGTGTGGATAGGCAAAGAAGCTGGCAAAAGTACTTCTTCTGCTATAAATTCTATAGGATTGGGTGAGTTGTCAGGCGAGGGTTCTTCTGGTAATACCTCTATATACTTAGGTAAAAAGTCAGGCAAAGGCAATACTTTAAATGATATGCTTTTTATTGCAGACGATCAGCCTTCCTCCGAAGGTACTTTAATAAAGGGTGATTTTAGCACGAAAAGGCTAGCAGTAGGTAAGTCTGATGTAACGCTTTCTGATACATTTTATGTTGGAGTAAATTCATCAACAGATAATGGTATTGTGGTTCAAGGTGCTTCTCTGCAATCATCCGATTTAACTCAGTGGCGTACGTTTGATAGCCAGTCTATAGCTTCGGTTAGTAATTCAGGTACTATTTTAGCTAATGGTATAGCGGCTAGCGGTGAAGGTTTAAGGCTGGATAGTTCCACTCCTAATATCACAGGTAGTGCCCTTTATAATATATCTGGCTCACTTTATTGGAATGGACTTTCTTTAAGTGATCAGATTTCTTACGCTTCTGGTCAAGCGATAATAAACGAGTCTGATATAGCCTACGTGTCTGGTGTAGCGGCTGGCACTGCTTACGATGACACTTACGTTTCGGGTATCGCGGTTTATAGTTCAGGCCAAGCGATTGCCAACGAAGTTGATATAGCCTACGTCTCTGGTGTAGCGGCTGGTTCTGTCTATGACGACACTTACGTTTCGGGCATCGCTGTTTATAGTTCGGGGCAAGCTATTGCTAACAAGTCCAGCATTTCTAGCAATACGTCAAATATATCTACCAATACTTCAAACATCTCTATTAATAGTGGTAGAATAACCTACGCTTCTGGTCAAGCAATAGAAAACGAAACTGCGATAGCTACTAACGTATCAAACATATCTACAAACACGAGTAATATTTCTACCAACACGGGTAGGGTAAACTATGCTTCTGGGTTGGCTATTACCAATGAATTAAACGTGTCTTATGCGTCCGGTCAGGCGATAGAAAATGAAACGGCTATTGCTACTAATATCTCAAATATTTCTACTAATACTACAAATATCTCTACTAATACTGCTAGGGTGACATACGCGTCTGGTCAAGCTATACAGAATGAAATCGACATATCTTACGTGTCTGGCGTAGCTGCTGGCAGTAATGTAGATGTTTACACTTCTGGAATAGCAACGTATGCTTCCGGGCTCGCTATTACTAACGAGTTAAACGTAGCCTATGCCTCCGGTAACACCATATTAAACGATGGTCTTATAGCCTACGCTTCGGGCAACACAGCGAACATCGCCTTTGGGTCAAACGCAGAAGGTGACCTACTTTACCACGATGGCACAAGTTTTGTTAGGTTGGCTAAAGGCACAAACGACTACATTCTCAAGATGAACGGAAATGTTCCAAACTGGGAAGCCGAAAGTAGCGGTGGTGATGTTAGTGCGGCAGATTTTAACTATGTTTCTGGTGTTGCTAATTACGCCTCTGGAAATACGATAGCCACTCAAGGTATCGCCAACTATGCTTCGGGTCTAGCTATAACCAATGAGTTGGGTCTAGCTTATGCGTCAGGTCAGGCCATCGAAAACGAAACCGCAATAGCTACGAATACGTCGAACATCTCAACAAACACATCCAACATTTCTACAAATAGTGTAAGGGTTAATTACGCTTCTGGGTTGGCGATCACTAACGAGACAAACATAGCCTACGCATCTGGTAACACGATAGCCACGCAAGCCATCGCGAACTACGCCTCTGGGAACACGATAGCTACTCAAGCCATCGCGAACTACGCCTCTGGGAACACGATAGCTACGCAAGCGGTTGACCTTACTGCTGGAGACGGCTTAACCGGAGGAGGAACTCTAGCAGCTAATAGAACGTTTGCCGTGGGAGCCGGAAATCTCATAGATGTTCAGGCTAATCAGGTAGACGTTGATCTTAGCGAAGCTTCCGCTGCCACAATAGTTCACGGAGACAACATAATTTTCCTAGATGGAGGAGCCACTGGAGCGGCCTCTAAGGGTAGCACAGACGATCTGGCTAACCTTCTCGCTGGTGACGGTCTAACAAAATCCAACTCGGTTATGGCGGTTAACGTAGACGATTCTACCATAGAAACCGATAGTGATGCAATAAGGGTTAAAGACAACGGAATAACCTTGGCGAAAATGGCTGGCCTTGCTAGAGGTAAGATTATTTACGGTGACAGCAGCGGAGACCCTGCCGCACTAGCTCTGGGTGCTGCTAACCAAGTATTAACCTCTGATGGCACAGATGTTTCTTGGGCAGACAATGTAAATACGTACATCTCGGGCATTGCAGTGTATTCGTCTGGTAATACGATAGCCACGCAAGCCATCGCGAACTACGCATCTGGGAACACGATAGCTACGCAAGCTATTGCGAACTACGCATCTGGAAATACGATAGCCACGCAAGCGGTTGACCTTACCGCTGGAGACGGATTAACCGGAGGAGGAACTCTAGCGGCCAATAGAACGTTTGCCGTGGGAGCCGGAAATCTTATAGACGTTCAGGCTAATCAGGTAGACGTTGATCTTAGTGAATCTGCTGCCGCTACAATAGCCCACGGGGATAACCTAATCTTTCTAGACGGAGGGGCGACGGGAGCAGCGTCCAAAGGCAGTACGGACGATCTAGCAAATCTTCTTGCTGGTGACGGCTTAACAAAGTCAAATTCTGTTATGGCTGTTAATGTAGATGACTCCACTATAGAAACGAATAGTGACGCAATAAGAGTTAAAGATGATGGAATAACTCTCGCAAAAATGGCTGGTCTTGCTAGAGGTAGTATAATTGCGGGAGACTCTGGTGGGAATCCTTCTGCGTTGTCTATAGGTAGCAATACGTATGTATTAACGTCTGACGGAACAGATATATCATGGGCTGCTGCTGCTGGTGGTGGCGGGGTTGACGCTTACACTTCTGGTGTGGCAACCTACGCGTCTGGCAATACGATAGCCACTCAAGCTATCGCGAACTACGCATCTGGGAACACGATAGCTACGCAAGCGATTGACCTTACTGCTGGGGACGGTTTAACTGGGGGAGGAACCCTAGCGGCTAACAGAACGTTTGCCGTGGGAGCCGGAAATCTCATAGATGTTCAAGCTAATCAGGTAGACGTTGACCTTAGCGAATCTTCCGCTGCCACAATAGCTCACGGAGATAACTTAATCTTCCTAGATGGAGGAGCAACGGGAGCAGCGTCCAAAGGTAGTACAGACGATCTGGCTAACCTCCTCGCTGGTGACGGCTTAACAAAGTCCAACTCGGTTATGGCGGTTAACGTAGATGATTCTACTATAGAAACCAATAGTGATGCAATAAGAGTTAAAGACAATGGAATAACCTTAGCGAAAATGGCTGGTCTTGCTAGAGGTAAGATTATATATGGCGATAGCAGTGGAGACCCTGCCGCATTAGCTTTAGGGGTTGCTAATCAAGTGTTAACCTCTGATGGTACAGATGTTGCTTGGGCAGACAATGTAAACGTATACCTTTCGGGTATTGCCGCGTATTCATCTGGCAACACGATAGCTACGCAGGCGGTTGACCTTACTGCTGGGGATGGTTTAACTGGTGGAGGAACTCTAGCTGCCAACAGAACGTTTGCTGTAGGGGCAGGAAATCTTATAGACGTTCAGGCTAATCAGGTAGACGTTGATCTTAGTGAGGCTGCTGCCGCCACAATAGCTCACGGAGATAACTTAATCTTCCTAGATGGAGGAGCAACCGGAGCAGCATCTAAGGGTAGCACAGACGACTTAGCGGGATTGCTTGCGGGTGACGGCTTAACAAAGTCCAATTCTGTTATGGCTGTCAACGTGGATGATTCTACCATAGAAACTAACAGCGATGCGATAAGGGTTAAGGACGATGGAATAACCCTCGCTAAAATGGCCGGTATTACTAGAGGTAGTCTAATTGTAGGAGATTCTAGTGGGAATCCTTCTGCGTTGGCCGCAGGTAGTAACACGTATGTATTAACATCTGACGGAACAGATATATCATGGGCTGCTGCTGCTGGTGGTGGCGGGGTTGACGCTTACACTTCTGGTGTGGCGGCATACGCCTCTGGCGTTCTAAATGGTGGAAGTGCTAGCCTTGCCGCAACAGCCGCTAACAAGGTTGTCTTGATCGCAAAAGCAGCAGCTTCTCAATCTGCCAACTTGCAAGAGTGGCACGCTAATAACGACGTTGTTGTGGCTAGTGTTAGCCCAGATGGTAGTCTTAGTGCTAGTGGAGACTTGACTGTCAAGGGAAACACGATTAATTATAGCACCAATAGTCTCAACTTCCTAAAGGTGGGCACTAATCTATATATCAGTCATAACGGTACAAATACTTACGCGTTCTCAGACGCAATGTTCGTCCCTCTTTCAAGTAAAGAGGAGCATCTTGGATTTGACTCAAACTCAATTCACAGAAGATGGCGAAAGGTTTGGTCTCAAGACTTTGATGCAGACGGGCATATATATTCTAGCGGTGACGTTCATTGTGGTGGAGAATTAAAAACTGCAAACATTGGTTACACTGACGGCGACAATTCTATGACCATAGCAGATGGTGGCAAAGTGACTTTTGCCGCAGGCTTTGCTGTGGGGTCTGACGCTGAAGGTGACATGCTTTACCATAACGGTACAAGCTATGTTAGATTAGCTAAGGGTGCCAACAATTACGTTTTGACAATGAATGGCAACGTTCCTAACTGGGAGGCTGGTGGATCACCACCACCTGATGACTCTATTGACAGTCAGCATTACGTTGATGGCTCAATTGACCACGTTCATTTAGCGGGAGATTGTGTTGATGGAGACAATATAGCAGATGATTCTATTAATAGTGAGCATTATGTAGACGGTTCTATTGATACTGCTCATATTGGTGATAATCAAGTTACCGCTGACAAACTAGCTCACACTGCGGTGACTGCTGGCTCTTACACGACTGCAAGCATCACTGTTGACGCTCAAGGAAGACTTACTGCTGCCTCTAGTGGTGGTGGCGGTGGTGGGAGTGGCATTTCTGACAAAAGGCTTAAAGATAAGATCAAAAACATAGAAGGTTCGCTAGAAAAAATACTAGCCATGAACCCCGTTGAATTTGATTGGCGTGAAGGTCACGAGGAAGTTCACAGCAATTCAGGAAAAGACATTGGGTTTATAGCTCAGGAAATAGAGAAGATACAACCAGAATTGACTGGACAATATAAAGACTTCAAAACATTGGACTATAGTAAGTTTGCACCCTTAATTGTTGGTGCTATACAAGACTTAACCAAAGAGATAAGAGAAATTAAAAAACACTTAAATATGTAATATTTGTGTATTACTATGAAGAGTTTAATATTTTAAGGAGATTTTAATGGCTGCATTTACAATTGACATAGCTGATGATGACGTTTCTCGCGTTATTACAGCGATGTGTGCTAATTATGGATACAAAACCGAAATTGAAAACCCTGCGTTTGATCTAGATCAGCCAGCTTCGGATGAAAACCCAGAGACGATCCCAAACCCAGAAACACCCAATCAGTTTGCTAATAGAATGACAAGAGATTTCTTGATGCAAAATACAGTTTCTTACGAGATTAAAGTGGAAAAAGAAAACATTCCTCCAGTGACACCTCCCGTAATTATAGACCCAGCGGAATAAATTAACAGGAGTCTTAGATGACTTTCATAGAACAGGCACACGAAAACGATATAGGTACAACCTTTAGGGTTACGGTTTTTGATACCAACTCTGATGGAACAACAAAGGTCGCAGACATTCAGTCTGCTACCACTAAAAAGATAACATTCAAAAGGCCAGACGGCCAGACATTTGAAAGAGTTGCTGTTTTTACAACTAATGGTTCAGATGGTCAAATACAGTACGTTTCTGTAGATGGGGACTTAGTTCCCGCAGGTAATTGGAAATTGCAGGCTTATGTCCAAACTTCCGATGGTAGCTGGAGAACAAGTAGCGGTAGCTTCAAGGTTTACGAAAATTTATAATAGGTGAAACATGGCTTGGAAAACAGATTTAGTTTTAATGTTAAGGTCTCTGGTTGGAGACTTAGATATGACTACCTATACAGATGAAAGATTAAAGCAGATAATAGTCGCGGGAGCTTACAATGTTGCCAACGACGCAGATTTTACCGAGAATTACACTATAGACATAACAGCAGTTTCAATATCTCCAGACCCAGTAGAAAAAAACGACACTGACTTCTCTTGCTTAACAGTTTTTAAGTCGGCCTGTATTTTGATGGGCAGCGAGGCTAAGACTCAATCAACAAATGCTATAGCCATTAAGGACGGGCCGTCCTCAATAGACCTTCGTGCAGTTAGTAAAAATTATTACACTTTATATAAAGATTTTTGCGACAAGTATGAAGAGATATTAAAAACTTACCAATACAACAATACATTAGTTGGGCAAGTTATACTTGGCCCATACAGTCCAGGCGGTATGATACTGGGTGCTTCTCAGTTTGATTTTCGCGGAAATAATTTTAACTAGGAGTAGAAATGTCAGTATCACGAAAAGTTATAGACGGAAACAGTCAACCAAATGGAGGCGTTGGTTTCGTTGGAATGGCGGGCTGCAAAGGTCTGACCGCTTCTGAGAAACTTGGCTCGAACAATGTGCTGTCTCCATTTCCACCGCTTTTACCCTCTCAAATAGATGAGTCAATAGCGGTAATAAACGCAAAGCTTAATGGAAGATTTAACGACATTAATTATTATAGTGGTAGTGGAGCACTTTCTTAATATGGCTATTAATATACCAAGTGATGTTTTTAAAACTTACAATGAGGCGGTAAAACTTTTTACAAGAGTGGCCGTCTTAGTTTACCCAGAAAGAAGAGAAGAGTGTCCAAATTGTTACATGGACACTCTTAGCAGTAGAGGTAGGTCTGTAAGTCTTTATAAGCCCGGGGGACCAATACAATTCTCTCGCGGTATGCCGTGCCCTTATTGTACTGGTGATGGATACAAAGCTATCGAGGTCACTGAGAACATAGAGGCAAGGATTTATTGGGACAAAAAGTTTTGGGTTGACATTGGTATACCAATAAATGTTCCAGACGGATCAATTCAAACAATATCTTACATGACGGACTTGCCTAAGATAAATAAAGCAAATTACCTGATTCCTCATTATGATGGTATAGAAAAGTATGACGAAATGAGATTCCAAAAAAGTGGTTCGTCTTATCCGCAGGGTTTCAAGCAAAACGAAACTAGGTACGTTGTAACATTTTGGAGCAGAATGAATGGCTAGGGCTAGGATTAATATAGTAACCTCGCAAAAGCAAATATCCACAGAGGTAAACAAGGCTTTAACTAGAGCTATGAATAAAGCTTTGACCGAAGCTGCTGGTAAAGTAAGAAGAACTGCTTATCCTGTAATTAAAAACGCACTTATTAGTAGCTCGGAAATACAATCGTTAAAATCAGGCATTTTAAAAGCGGAGTTTGGGCTAGATTCAGACAGTACGGGTGAATTAGTAGATACTATAATGTCTTCACTTGATGTTGTGGTCACAAAGGTTAGGGGTGGAAAGTATTCAAGGTCTGGTTCCATTGCTATAGTTATGCAGCCAGACAATTACGCCAACTTGCTAAGTCAAGGGTTCGCCTCTCAGTCAACCGAGGACGGTACTTCGCTTCCTTGGCTTTCTTGGTTGTTGACGTTGGGGGACAAGATCATAATAGCAGACTTTGGTGTTACGCTTGGAGACTTTGGGAGGTCTGGTGGAGGAAGAATGGAAAGGAGTGCTAGTCCGTTCAAGGTAAGCAGTCAATTTTCTGGAACGTCTAACAATAACTTTATAACAAGAGCAATAGCTTCCACTGCCCCAATGATTCAAAAGATATTACAAAATTCTATAAAGTAAGGATTAAAAATGGTAGGTGGCCCACATACAAAGTTGAACAACTTAGTCAATTGTCAAGACTCAACAATATCGAATATACTAGAAGACAACTTTATATTATTTTATGATTGGGGTCTTCTAGATCGTGGTGGATTTTTTAATATTAGCATACCTCAAAGCGGTATATACGGTGGGGATAGGCACGTTCTTAGGTCTGTTGATACCCCAAACTACACAGACGGTAAGGTTTGGGAGGGGTACAGAGAGAACTGGGTTTGGGAAAGTGGCGTAGATGGAGTAGCCGAACAACCCGTATCTATATCGGGTGTTTTTGTTGACGATCAATTTTACGCTACTGGAAATGTAACTAAACCTTTTTACGTTGATTACAGGAATGGTAGGGTTGTTTTTGATTCTGCTATAGCGACCACCAGTAAGGTTCATCTAGAGTATAGTCACAAGTGGGTTTCTGTGATACCGTCGAAAGGGGTTCCTTGGTTTAGGCAGGTACAGCAACGATCCTTTAGAAGCGAAAAAGGTTTTCAGGTTTCTAACTCAGGTGGTTGGGCTATGCTGGGGCAAACCAGAGTTCAATTGCCTTCTATTGCCGTAGAAGTTGTTCCAACAGAATCCCTAGAGGGCTACCAGCTTGGCGGTGGTCAATGGGTAAATAGTAAAGTTGTTTTTTATGTTATTACTGAAAATGACTGGGAGTGTAAAAACCTATTAGATTCAATAAGTTACCAAAATGATAGAACGATATTCCTTTTCGACCCCACCAGAATAGCTATGTCAGGTGCAATGCCTTTCAATTATAGGAACGAGCTTAACGAAAATGCCATTCCTAGTGGGCTTTACCCTAATTTGGTTGATAATTTCTTTTATAGAAGATGTTGGATAAATAGCTCTAAATCTGATGGTATAACCGAACTTTCTCCAGATTTATACATGGGTGTAGCCAAGTGTTCTACTCAAGTTAAGGCCATTTAAATAATTTTTTGTGTATAGTACATTGCCTTTTACCAGAGGTCGATTTTAAAAAGGAGAATAAATAATGTCGCGTAATCAACGTATATTTTACGCCTGCCAAGCGGTAGCCATTACCCCAAGGGGTGCGGCTAATGTAGACCCTGAGCACGTAGTTCATGGTGTGCAAAGCATTGGTATGAGTTCAACATTTACTCTTGATCAGGTTTTCGAGCAAGGCCAGATTGAGATTTATGAGAACATCGAAGAAGTCGCTGACATCGAAGTGACCTTGGAAAAGGTTATTGACGGTTATAAACTCATTTACGATCTCGCCACTCAGGGAGCTTGCAAGACAGATATTGTTGCAGCTTCTAAAGCTAGATCAGATGTTTATGTCGCTATCTTTGATGATGGTCTTTCTCACGCTACTGGAGTTCCTAGAAATGTTGTTATGAACTCAGGTATGTATGTTAGTTCTGTTTCTTACAGTTACAGCATCGACGGTTCTGCAACAGAGTCCGTTACGCTTGTTGGAAACGATAGGTTCTGGAACAATAGCACTTTTGGTACTACAGTTCAAGCCGCAGCAACATCTTGGTCTTCAAACCCAACAACAAATATTGACGGTACTGACTCACCTATTAGTGGTGTTGTTCGTCGTGTTAATGTTGATATGGAGGGTTCATTACTTCCGGGGATTGTCAAGAGTCAAGGTGGCGATGACGCAACTGGAATTGGTGGTGGATTCCACATTCAAAGCTGTAGTGTTAGTACTGACTTTGGTCAAGAAAACATTCAAGAGCTTGGAAGATTTGGCCCGTACCATAGATATGCTACGTTCCCAATCGAAGTTACTTGCGAATTTGAAGTTATCTCAACATCTGGTGACTTGGTTAGTGTTTCTGGTAATGCACCAAACCTATCTAACGAAACAATCAGAATTAACGATACTGCTGGTACAGTCTTGAGCTTGGGAACCAAGAACAAGCTGTCTTCGGTTTCTTATTCTGGTGCTGACACTGGTGGTGGAAATGCAACTGTAAGTTACAGTTTCTCTAACTTCAACGTTCTAACAGTACAGGGTGGTAAAACTCACGCTTAGAACTATTTAGGAATATGGATGGAAAATTCTTTTTTACAAAAGACTTTATATAGAATAATACGAGGTCGCCTGAGAGTTGTCTTGGGCGATCTGGTTCTATATATTTATGAACCCGATTCTTCCATAATAGAAGAGTCTTATGAAATTTATGACGATGCCTACTCAAAGGCTTATTTTGAAGAAGTTCCATTGAAGTCTGAACTTATTGAAATTTTAATAGAAAACGATCTTTGGACTCCGTTGGATGACAGAGAAGCAGAAAAAGTTGAAAAAGACATCGAAAACAAAAAGATAGAAGCGTTTAAATCTTTTTATGATAAGAAAAAATTAAACTCCATAAAAAGAACTATAAGAGATATGGAAAGCCAATTTTTGGCATTAAAAAGCAAGAAAATTCAACTAGATCACACATCCTGTGAGGGAACCGCAGAGTTTTCAAGAAACATGTGGCTGATATCCAAATTAACACAGTTTCAAGATGGAACCCCTTATGACTGGAATAAATACACCATTTCTTCAGTTATGGAATACTATAACTCCTCGTCGATTCAAACGGCTACATACAGAGCTATAGCTAGGTTTGGGGTTTGGCGTTCTATGTGGAACAATGGAAATAATCACTCAGGAATATTCGATAAACCGTCAAAGGACTACACAAGCCCTCAGAACGCACTTTGTTCTTTTGCTTCAATGTACGATAATGTTTACGAAAGTCCTGAACGTCCGAATGAAAAGGTCATAGAGGATGATGACTGTCTAGATGGATGGTTTCTAGTACAGAAGAGAAAAGCGGAAAGAGACAAGAAAAAGAAAGAGGCTGAAAGCTTGATAAAGAATCCAAAAATAGCTAATTCTCAAGAAATATTTGTTATGGCTAATAATACTGATGCAGCTAAAAGCATATACGATATGAACGACCCACTTTCGAGAGGCACTATAAATAGAAGAAATGCACAAATTGACGCTTCAGAGGGGCAAATTAAATTTACTGAACTGCAAGATGTAAAGCAGGATATGGCTATGCAGGGCAGACAAGCGGCGGTAAGTAAAATTAAAGGAGGAAGGTAATGGATGAGAGTTTTTTAAAAAAATCTTTAGACTACAGATCGACAAGAGAAGAAAGATACAAAGAACTGTCGAAAGACAAACTTTTTAAAGTAGCGGTAAAAAAAATTCAAACAACTATGATTGGTGCTTTGTCAACACTAGAGGAAAGTTTTGGGTTTTTATGGGGTTTCGATAACAATTTAGAAAAAACGGAGGATCAGAAAAAACTTCTAGATATTTACGAGGATGCTCGTGCTAAAATACTAGATAGGGGAAACACTCAGATTAGAAATCTGGAATCAGAGTTTGTCAATTATGACATCGTTAGGAAGAAGCATTATATTAATTTACCAATAGCAAAAAAAACAGGAGACAATTAAGATGGAAAATAAAGAAAGACTTATCGAAGGTGTGGATTTGGATGGAAACAAAGTGGAGGTTCTACTTAGACAGCCAACAGCAAAAGATTACAGAGACTCACAAATAGAATACAACAAAGCTTTTACAGCAGCTTTAAAATCAAAGGCTCCACTAAGGCAAAAGCTTGTGTCTTACATGAGAGACAATGAAGTTTGGGATGATGAAAAACAAGAGCAGCACGATCTTTTGGTTGCAGAAATATCTTCTTATGAAGACAAGTTAAAGGGTGGAGGAATTAAACTCTCAGAAGCTAAAGAAATTGCTTTATTATTGCGTGAAAAAAGAGAAGATTTTAGAGAGTTGCTTTCAGAAAAAAATGCACTAGATCAAAATTCTGCTGAGGGCCAAGCTGACAACGCTAGATTCTCTGAGCTTATCAGATTGTGCATGTTAGACCCCAAGTCTAAAAAGCCCTGCTTTATGGATCAGAAGGCTTATGATTCTCAAGCTGAACAACCTTGGGTGGTCAAAGCTGCGTCCGAACTAGCTGGTATGATTTATGGTCTAGACCCAGACTACGATAAAAATCTTGAAGAAAACAAGTTCTTGAAAGAATTTAATTTTGTCAATGAAGAGCTTGATTTTATCAACGAAGAAGGCCACACTGTTGATTCTGAAGGTAGACTTATCAATGAAGAAGGTAGGTACATAGCTTACCGAACAGAAAAAGCTAAGGAAGAAAAAGACGAATCTAAAGTTTATTTTGTAAATAGGGACGGAGAAGAGGTTATTTGCAAGACAAACGAGAAGGGTGACGAAGAGTGGGTTAAGATTTCTCTTGCAGAAAGAAAGCCTTTCCTTGACGATAGCGGCAAACCTATAGGCAAAGCCAGTGAAAAACCAGCAAAGGCAGCTAAAAAAACTAAAAGAAGCACAAAAAAAACTGAAGAAACAGCTTAGTTGTGTAATTTAGTTAGTGAGTTCATTTAAGGGGGAAGATAATTCCCCCGTTTATTTAAGGGTGGAGAAAAGATGGCTAATAGGTTTAACTTGACTGCTCAAATGCAGTTGCAGGCTCCCACAAACGTTCCCAGAATTGCTAATCAAATATCAAGACAGTTGAACGGTATAAGTGCTGATGTTAAAATAAATGCTAACCCAAGACAATTAGCTCAAGCAAATAAGCAATTGCAAGGCATGTCAAAGGCTACAACGCAAGCATCCGCAAATATGGGTAATTTAAACAGAAGCCTTTCCGAAGCCGCCCGAAGATTTAGTGTTATCACAATAGCTACAGGTTCTCTGCTTGCCCTTTCCCGTTCTATTAAAAGTGCCTTCGGTGGAGCTATCGAGTTTGAAAGACAGCTTATAAAAATCGAACAGGTCACAGGTAAAAGCGTAAAACAGTTATCTGGACTAACAAAAGAAATAACTAAATTGTCAACATCCTTGGGTGCAAGTTCTAAAGATTTGCTTGGCATATCTAGAATTTTAACTCAAGCTGGTTTTGAAGTAACTAAAGTTAAGTCCGCATTAGATATTCTTGCAAAAACTACCTTGGGGGCAACCTTTGAAGACATCGAAGATACAACCGAAGGTGCTGTCGCCGCTCTCAGGCAGTTTGGCGATGAAGCTAAAAGGGTTGGTGGAGACATTAAGTTTCTAGAAAGAACTATGGACGCGATCAACTCTGTGTCCAAAAACTTTGCTGTTGAGTCTGGTGACTTGATTACAGTTATCAGGAGGGTCGGTGGTGTATTTGAAGCTGCTGGTGGTAGTGTTAATGAGCTTATAGCTTTATTCACTTCTGTTCGTTCTACTACTCGTGAAACCGCAGAAACAATCGCCACTGGTTTGCGAACAATTTTTACTCGCTTGCAAAGAACTGACACTGTTGACCAACTACAGCAGCTTGGCATTGAGTTGAGAAACTCTAAGGGAGAATTTGTTGGAGCTTTCGAGGCCGTCAGTAGACTTTCTGCTGGCTTGTCCTCTTTAAATCCTCGGGATTTTAGATTCAGTGAAATCGTTGAGTCGTTGGGTGGATTTAGGCAGATTGGTAAAGTTATTCCCCTTATCAAGCAATTTACGGTAGCTCAAGATGCTTTAAGGATCGCTCAAGAGTCTAGTGGTTCTGTCGCCAAGGATGCCGCCACAGCACAGCAGTCACTCTCAGTTCAGTTTGATAAAACCAAAGAAAAATTTGATGCTCTTGTTCGTAACCTAGCGGACTCTTCATCGTTCCAAACTATGGCTCNCGGAGTATTAAAGTTGGCCGATGCCTTTATAAAGATAGTGG